TTAACGGTGAAACAACCTTACAATACTACGATTTACAACACGGCGCTTTATATGAGATTGAGCCGGGACGATGAAAACTATGGTGACAGCGTAAGCATTGAAACACAGCGGACAATCCTGCAACAGTACGCAAAGGAACAGGGACTTCATGTAGTCGGTGAGTATGTGGACGATGGCTGGTCGGGGACGAACTTTGAACGCCCGGATTTTCAGCGCATGATGGACGATGTGGAAGCCGGAAAAGTAAACTGCATTGTCACGAAAGACCTTTCCCGTTTCGGGCGGGAACATGTGATGATGGACTACTATCTGGAATTTCTGTTCCCGGAAAAACGGGTGCGCTACATCGCCGTTGCGGAGAATGAGGACACAGAGAAAGGGCTTTCCGATTTTGTCCCGTTCAAAAACCTGTTTAATGAATGGTTTGCGAAAGATACGAGCCGCAAGGTAAAGGCCGCTTTCAAAGCGAAGTTTGCCACAGGACAGCGTATCGGTGCCTATGCTCCCATCGGGTACAGGAAACACCCGGAAATCAAAAACAAGCTGATAATCGACGAGGAAACCCGCTGGATAGTGGAGAAGATTTTTGACCTTGCCATTCATGGCAGAGGGGCGGCCAGTATCACAAGAATACTGATTATGGAAAAGGTTCCCACACCGGGATTTATCAATTTCCAGCGTGACGGGACTTTTGCAAACATCTATGCGGGTGCGCCAGAGGAAAAAAGCTACGCATGGACGATAGCCCAGGTCAAGAGCATTATGAAAGACGAAACCTATATCGGCCATACCATCCACTACCGGGAAACAAACATTTCCTTTAAGAACAAGCGGAGGATACGCAAGCCCCAAAGTGAATGGGTGCGGGTAGAGAACACGCAGGAGCCGATTATCAGCGAACAGGTTTTCCGGCAGGTACAGGAGCAGATAGCAAACCGCCGCAGAAAGTGCAAGGATGGTACGACGCAGATTTTTTCCGGATTGGTAAAATGTGCGGATTGCGGCTGGTCGCTGTCCTATGGGGAGAACAGGCAGAACAGCAAGCCTTACGGCCATTATCATTGTAGCAAGTACGGACAGGGCACACGCCAATGCTCCATGCATTATATCCGCTATGATGTGCTTTACGCCTATGTCCTCTCCCGTCTGCAATACTGGTCGAGGCTGGTACAGCATGATGAAGAACGGCTTTTGAAGCGGCTGTTAAATGCCAATGACAAGGGACAGGCCGCCGCAAGAAAGAAGCAAGCCGCAGAGTTGAACAAAGCGGAGAAGCGGAAAGCCGAAGTCGATACCCTGTTTGCCCGGATGTATGAGGACTGGGCGGCGGGGCGTATCACAGAATACAACTTCTCTATGCTGTCCGGGAAGTACCAGAGCGAACAGGCTGAACTGGACACAAAGATTGAACAGCTTCAATCCGCTATCGCCACTGAAAGCCAGAACGCCGCAGACGCAGAAAAATGGATTGCCTTGATGAAAGAGTGCGTCAATCCAACAGAACTGACCGCCGAACTTTTGAATACGCTGATTGAAAAAATCGTTGTCCATGAAGCGGTCAAAGGTGAGGACGGAAGCCGGGAACAGGAGGTAGAAATCTTCTACCGCTTTATCGGCAAAATTGATTAAATGACACCAATATCTTTAACTATGTGATACCGGTTCCTCTCACTACCCACTGGAGGGGAATGGCCATCTTGAACGAAAAAAGAGCAAAAAAATAACGCCCTCCACGGAATGATCCGCAGAGGGCGTGTGATGAGGTTCGGTCTACTTATTTGGGATCTTCAGCTTCATGCCGCTGTAGATGACATTGCTTTTCAGCCCATTCAGGCTGACGATTTCCTTATAGCGGCTGCCGTTGCCGAGATACTTCTTGGCGATTGCCCAGAGGGTGTCACCATGCACCACGGTGTGGATGCGGTAATCCTCGGAGGGTTTCGTGCCTGCCACGGCGAGCGCAGAGGTCTTGACCGGCGACATAATGGCGTACTTACCGAACTCGTCCTTGTTGATGACGGCACGGTCCCCACTGACCTCAACCACATACCCGCGGAGCTTTTTCACCCAGCTGGGAATGGATTTGCCGCCATAGTAGGTGCTGCCTGTGATGGTCACGAGGTCGCCGACCTTGATAGACCCGGTAGGCTTGACTGGGTCGGCAGGCTTCACCTCACTGCCGAGCGCTGCCGTGACCTTGGATGCCAAATCACCCATACGGGCATACATCCAGTTACCGGGGCAGCTTTTGTTCGCAAACCACCGATGGACGGTCAGAACCATCTCGTCGGATTTCGGGGTGTAGTTGAGCGTCTTGGTCTTATCGCCGAGCCAGAGCAGCTTTGTCTTGCCGTTGCGCTTGCAGATGTCGGCGCAAAGCTCGATGAGTCTCTTGTACACCACATCCTTAAAAGCGTAAGGCTCGGTGTTGTCGCTGGCACACTCGATGGTGATAGCTCTCTGGTCGTTGGCTGCGGAGGAGGAGCACCAGGAGCGGTTTTTCTCTTCCACATACATCCCGACCCGACCGTCCACGCCGATGCCGTAGTTACTGCTTGCCTGCCGTGAGGTCGGCAAAAAGATGTTGCCCAGCGTTTCCACACTGCACTGACCCACCACGCAGTGCGGCGTGATGCGGTCAATGCTGTGGGTGCGCTGCCCGGAGTGGTTCGGGCTGAGTTTGGTGTAGGACACCAGGGGGCTGTTCGTGTAAGCCATGTTATTCATCCTCCTTTTCACTGCGGTCATGAAGCTGCTCCAGAACGGATTTCAGCTTCTGCGGAATGGGCAGTCCCAGGTATGCGGCGTTCTCCAACAGGGACACGCCCTCATTCGATAGGTAGAAGAAAATGACGGCGGTACGCATCACCGAACCGCTGCCGATGACGCGGGTGTCGAGAATATGCCCGATGCCGACCAGGGCGAAGATGAGCACCTTTTTGAAAATGCCCTTGAAGCCGACTTCGCTGGACAGCTTCTTGTCCACCACGGCGCACATGATGCCGGTGATGTAGTCGATGACTACGAAAGCCAGAAGTGCGTAAAGCAAGCCGTCACATCCTCCCAAGAACCATCCGAGCCAGCCGCCGATACCGGCGAACACCACCTGAATGGTCGTCCAGAATTCTTTCATGTTGTTTGTCCTCCTTTGAAATTAAAAATGGGTATGAAAAAAGTGACGCCGGAGCGTCACACTTTTCCGATAGCATAGATTGATACTTTGTAGGTTGCCGATGGTACCGTATTTGGTCTTACGGCAAATATCTTTCCGGGGTTGGTCGTTGTAGACCAGCTACTTGAACTGCCACGCTCCACAAATATGGCGTAATTGCTGTTTTCCGTGGAGATATGGACATGAGGAATTTCCGCGAAGGTAAACGGAAAATTAGGGAGTGCAATTGCGCCGCTTTCGTAGAGCACACCCCATGCCGTCGAAATGGCGGTCGTAAAGGAATACTGCCCCCAACACTCCGCAGTACCGCTTTTCCATTTGCGGTAATTCCAGATGCCGCTTGTCCCTTGCTGAATGACAAAATCCGCAAGGGGTGAGCCATCCACACGCATATCCCCGCCAACATCCAGCGTGGCTTGTGGCTCCGGCGTGTTGATGCCGACCTTCTTTTTCCGCAGCGCAATGAGCGGTGTGCCCTGCGGGACAGTAAAATACAGATCCAGACTGCTCAAAGAATAGAGCTTGTCTTGGATCTGCAAGTGGAAGTCGTAGGAGCTGTTTGCATCCAGACTGCACAGCTCCAAATTGGAGTAGCTGAAAGAGGTTCCGCTTTTTGTCGTGCCGGAATAGATGCTGGTGTAGCTGCCGTAACTGCTCTCACTGGTTTTCTTGTACCGATACCGCACATAAACCACGCTGTTTTTCTGCGTCCCGTCTACGGTAACAGCAGAAATAGAGCCGCTGAATTTGAGTTGCATTTCCGCTTCAATGTCGTTGGTTCGTCGGAGCGTCACCGAGGACACCTTCGGCTTTGCGTATGGGATGACCGTAATAGTTTGGGAAACGCTGGCGGTATAACCGCGGGAGTCCGTGACCGAGAGCGTGACCGTCACACTGCCGAACTTGGCGATCTTTCCGACTGTGATAGCAGACCCAGTTGAATTGGATGCGGATAAACCGTTGCAGGAAGCGGTATAGTTGGAAATGGACGCTCCGTTCTTCGCAGTCGCTGTTCCCGGTGTAACCTTGAGAGTCGAGTAGTCCTGCACGAACAGTTGGTCGTTCCCCGTGAGGTTCTTTGTGGTCGTGTAGCTGTCGGCGTAAGTGAAGCCATCCAACGCTGGGCCAGAATTGGTCGCCGTGGTCAGTACAGTGGCGGTTTTGCTTGAAGTACTGCCGATCTGCGTAGACCCGCTGTAAGACGAAACCGCAAAGGTACCGGTGAACGACTTGATGGATGCCATTGCATTCAGCAGTGTCGTCCTCTGCGCCGATGTCAGCGTGACTGTGCGGTTCGCAGTGCCCTTCGACCAGGAAAGCCCGGAAATAGTCAGGATGGTTGCGCTGCCGTTTTTGAGCACCAGCGTATTGGTGTAGGAGGCTTCGTACACGGTCACATTGATGGTAATGGAAACCGTGGCATTGTCCGCCGTCACCGTGTTGACACTATTCACCACAGCACCGCCAAGTGTCTTGACCGTGGAACTGCCGGAAGTGCCGTAGACATGGTTGTACTGCCGCCTTGCTCTGACCCTCACCGTGTAGCTTGTATTCGGTGAGAGCGAGGTGATCGTCACACTGGCACTGGTGGATACCGTCGTTGAGAACTGCGTCCAGCTCGAACCGCCGTTTGTGCTGTACTGCCAGATATCCGCTGTTGAGGTGGAGTTTGCAGAGATTTTGAAGCCGTTTGCGGTAATAGCCGAAACAGAAAAGGTAACGGTAGGGGCAGCTCGGTCAATGGTGCTCAGCGTCACATTGTAGCTGCCGGAAGGACCGGTGTACTGACCCCACGGGCTGTTGACGCCCCAGTGCCAGTAGATCGGGAGGGTAAGCGTACCGTTGCTGTTGTGGTACACGGTGACCTGCTTGTCCTCAATCAGCCACTTCGTGCCGCTACCGCTCTGGCCGTTTGTAAAGGTGAAGCAGTTTGAGCCGGAGGTGGCCGTGCCGATATAGGAAGTGCCGTTGGTGCCGAAGTCCGACCATGCTATGGAGTATTTCGAATAGACATACATACCCAGAGCGATGGTCGAGCAGTTTGCGATCACATTCTGGGAGATGACCTTCACATAGATGTAGAGGTCGGTCGTCCAGCTGTTGGAGCCGTAATTCGTTTTTTCGGATTTCACCAGATAGGCGGTGCCGCCCGTCATTGCCATAGCTTTCCCTCCTTAATCCAGAATGACGATGTTCAACCCCTCGGATGCCGTCGGCATCGGGACAAACTTCGTTTTGTCCACGGTCAGTTCGCCGTCCACCGTGGTTTTCTTGGTCTGCGTTTCGTCTTTGTTCAGGGTGAAAATCACCTCGTCATTGTAGTAACCGGCGAACTCCGTGTTCGTGATGACCGTCCGCTGAGACGATGCGCTGTTGGATACCTCGATGCCCCGCTTGTCGATCTTGACCTCCTGCGTGTAGATCTCGTTAGGTGCAGGCGTCCATTTTCGTGGAATCGCACCTTCGGTAATCATAATATCTGCGAGATAAACGGATGCGTCACGGCAGTAGCAGTAGACGCGCAGCGTGGGGTCGGTCACATCGGTGAGCGTGACGGTAAAATCCGTCCAGTCAAAAGCGGTGCTCTTATTGAAGAGATACGCAGTTTTGTTTCCGTTGTAGGTCACATAGAAATACCCGGACATGGTCGAGGTTTTCTTGGCGCGAACGGAAACTGTATAAGTGCCGGGAACTACCCCTCGGATGTACTGCGACAGCGAGGAGTAAGCTCCCAGCACAAAGCAGGAGTCGGAAACGGTGTTGTTCTGGGTGTCCGTGGAGGCATCCGTTTTCACGGTGCCGGAATAGTTCCAATCATCCGTGATGCCGTTCAGGCCGGAAGAGTTTTGCACATAGTTGATGCCGCCGATGTACTGCTCCTGCATGGTGACGGACAAGCCTTCCACCGTGTGCTGAAGCTGAGATACTTTGCTTTCGGAGCTTCGCAGCCGCTCTTCCAGTATGCCTTGGTCGTTGGAAACCGACTCCATAGTTTCGGTAAGAGTCGCCACATAGCTGTTCAGCCCATCCACATTCTGCTGGAGATAGGCTGTTTTCTCTGCAAATTCATCGGTCGAAACATAGGCTCGAAGCACGACTTCGCCGCTCTCCAAATCCCAATAAGACGAGCCGTCCTGCGACTGGATAACACCTGCCTTGATAATGTTCGCCACCAAAGAGCCGGAAGTGATGAAGTCTGCAACGATCTGACCGTCCGCCGTGATGGCGGTTTCGTAGGGGCCGTTGTAGCCGTTACGGGAAAATCCCAATCCGCCCACATTCCACCGCCAGACATTCACGGCTTCGTCAATGGAGGGAGCGTCCAGAATGAGCAGCTCATAGGGCTGTCCGTTTTCCTCGCTGGTGTGGATGACCACATAGCCGCCGCTCTGACCGGTGATAAGCCCGGTGGCCTTGCCGATGGCGGTTTGGAGCAGCTTTGGAAAGCGTCCTACCGTGGATTCCACCTTATCAACCGAGGACTGCACCTCGGAGATGGTGGTGATCATGCTGGACTTGCTCTGACCGAGGGAAATGCTCTTGTACCGCTCGGCGAGGGTGTCGTACACGGTTTCAATGACCATAGCCGACACACTGACACCCAGAAGCGAGTGCCGGATGGTGACGGTATCGCAGAGATTGACCCGCTCCAGGAGTGCCGAATACTCTGGCTGTTTCCAGAGCGGTTCAAAGGATACCTTCACCGTGGGGATAGTCGTCCCCAGCGGGTTTGCATTGATATAGTTGCTTGCCTTGGTGCGTAGTGCTTCTTCCGTGATAACGGTGTCGCTGCCGAACTGATCGGTAAAATCCATGATGAGGGTTTTCGCCCGGACGATCTCCGAGGTCACGATGGGGAGCGTTACCTCCGGCAGCGTGACCACCGTTTCGGTGTCCGAGTCTTCCGGGGTGTATACGGCATACGGGAGCAGTGCGGTATACACACCGCTGTTGTCCTCGTCCTGCTCCAATGCGGTGAGGTTCTTGCCGTATTCAATGACCACGCCGGTCTTTTGCCCGCGGTGCGAATGGAACTTCACCATGAAGTTGTCCCACTCAAACTCACCGTACCATTTGGAGAGCATGGAGCCTTCCGTACCGCCAAGGCAGGCTCGGACACTTTTCGGTTGGGTGACGGAAAATGCCTTTGCATCCGAGTAGTCCGTCCAGCCGGTAAAGCGTGTATCTCCTGCAAGAAGCTGCGAGAGGACAAGCTGCGGAGAGCGGCTATCGGTACTGAACGGCAGCACCGGCACATTGGCAAGGTCATAGGAGATGTGCTGACCGTAGATGGTGACGATACCGTTTAAGGGCTTCGTGATACGATAAATGCGGAATGCCTGGTCGGCGGCGGTATCGTTGGGTTTTGCCTTGATGATGCACTCCTTGGTGACTAGCCCGTAATGCTGACCGCTCACCGGATATTTGAGCAGACACTCGAACACGCCGTTTCGCTCCTCGGTCACTTCGCAGGAAATGGTGTCCGTCAGCACGCCAAGACCGAATGAGCTGAAATCCGTGGTGTTTGCGGCGTAGAGTACAGGTATCATAGGCAGCACCACCTCGGAATGACTTCAATCCTTGTTACATCGCCGGTGCAGTTGATGGTGCAAACACCCGACTTGAAAACCGGGAATTCCGTACCTTTGACGGTGTCATTTTTGAGGACGGTGCCTTTGAAGCAGTTCATCAGCTCACTGTCGATCTCGATGTACTCGTCCAAGTCGGAAATCATCATGCCCCGGCCTTGGGGTTGTATCATTAATGCCACCGCGCCGCTGCCATAGAGCTTAATATACGGTCGGCTCTCAAAGGCAGTCGGGTTGGTGACGGTCAGCGTGGAAGCATCTGCCGCTATGGTCTGCTGACCCTCATAGCTGTATTTGAACGCTTTGCAGTTGAAGGTCACGGTAAAGCAGCCGATTTTGTTCAGCTGCTCCTCAATGTCCAGATTGCCGGAGATGACTCCGTAGCGGAAATACTTCACATCGTAGGAGTCGGTGATCTCATGGTATCTGTCCGGCTCGGAATAAAGCCAGCCCTTGATGTCCTGCAGGACAGCGGCAAGTGCGGCGGTATTCTTACGTGCGAGGAACACCGTGTAGGTCACTTTGATGTTGGAAAATCGGCGGTTGGGATTGATGATGTCACCGCTTCTGCCGGGAATGGAGATGAACTCCGCATCGTACTCCGGTGCGGAGAACACATCCTTCTTTTCAATATGCAGACCGAACTCAGCGGAACTGCGGCCGTTGTAGGTAAAATAGCTCATGCGAATACCACTCCTTTCCGCTGGGCGAACTGGTTCGCCGTTTCCATGACTTCGTTGGTGAGCTGACGGATGTCCTCGCTGCTGTAATTGTTGAAATTCGTAATGTTCAGGGCAATGGTGAAAGCGGATGCCGCCTTACCGACCACACCGTCCACGGCGGAGCGAATCGAGCCGTTCACGTCAAAGTCGGTGGGCAGAGCCGTCTGCATATCGTGGGCAAGGTCGCCCATGACGCCGTTGATGTTCTCGGCCATTCCTTCTGCGGCTTTGACCGCTTCATCGCCGTTGTCGTCAATGGAGCCTGCAAGACCCTTGACCAGCATTTCACCGACCCATGCCATCTCCTTCGAGGGCGAATGGATACCGAAGAAATCGCAGATGCCGTCCCAGATGGAAGAGATCCACCCGGACACCTTGTCCCACAGCCACGAGGCAAGCTGGGTAATACCGCTCCACAGTCCCTTGACGATGTTGCCGCCGATTTCTACGATCTTATACATCAGAGAGCCGAAGGCTTTCACGATGCCCGCAATGATCTGCGGCACGGCCTTGACGATTTCCACGATGATGGTGGGCAGGTTTTCAATCAGCGCAACGAACAACTGAACGCCTGCCATGATGATCTTATCGATGTTCCCGACCAGTGCATTGACAATGCCGGAGATGATCTGCGGAATGGCCTGCACGATGGTCGTGATGATCTGCGGTAAAGCCTGTATCAGCGAGATCAGCAGGTCGATGCCCGCTTGGATGATTTGCGGAATGGCGTTAAGCACGGCGGTAATAATGCCGTCTATGATTTTCGGGATAGCTTCCACGATTGCCATAATGATATCCGGCAAAGCAGCCACCAAGGATGTCAGAAGCTGAATGCCTGTTTCGATGATCTGAGGAATCGAATCCAGTAAGAAGGTAATGATACCGTTGATGATTTCCGGCAGAGCGGCGATCAACACGGGGATTGCGTCCAGAAGTCCTTGCGCCAGTCCCGTGATAAGCTGTAAGGCTGCGTCAAGGAGCATCGGCAGACTGTCCACCAGACCTTGCACGATGGTGACGATAGCCTGCACCGCTGCCGGGATGAGCGTAGGCAGTGCATCCGCAATGCCTGTCACCAGCGTGGACACCAACTGAACTGCCGCATCAATGAGCAGGGGCAGATTCTCAATCAGCGTGTTCACGATGGTCATGAGCGCAGACACAGCCGCCGGGATAAGCTGCGGAAGCAGGGATAGCAGCGTTTCCAGCACCTGCGAGAACAGTTCGGTGACTGCTTCCAGCAGTGTGGGCAGCAGTTCACCCACAGCCGTCAGCAGGGCATCCAGCGCCGTGGGCAGAGCCGCCACGATGTTCTCAATAACCGGGGTGATGTTCGCCACCACGGTCTTGAAGGCATCCACCATATTGTTGCACAGCAGCTCCATGTCAGCGCCCGCATCACCAAAGCCTACAATGAGGTTCGACACGGCGGATTTCAGCGCATTGACAGAGCCGGAAATGGTAGCTTCCGCTTCCTTGGCGGTCGTACCCGCAATGTCCATGCTCTCCTGCATGACATGGATGGCTTCCACCACATCCGCATAGGAGGAGATGTCGTACTTGACACCGGATATCTTCTCCGCATCGGCAAGCAGACGCTCCATTTCCTGCTTTGTGCCACCGTAGCCCAGCTTGAGGTTGTCGAGCATCGTATAGTTCTGCTTGGCGAAACCCTGGTAGGCATTCTGAATGGAGGACATATCCGTGCCCATCTTGTTGGCATTATCGGACATATCCGTAATTGCCATATCCGCATACTTTGCGGCCTTTTCGGTATCGCCGCCGAGAGACTGGATGAGGCTTGCGGAGAAGCCCGTGACCGTCTCCATGTACTCGTTGGCAGAAAGTCCCGCCGTCTTATAGGCATTGGCGGCGTACCGCTGGATCTCCTGCGAGGAGTCCTTGAACAGAGTGTCAACGCCGCCGACCAACTGTTCATAGTCCGCATAGGCAGCGATGACCTCTTTGCCGAGCTTCACGGCGGCGGCACCTGCGGCAACGGCCACAGCACCGAGTGCCACACCTACGGTTTTGAGAACCTTGCCGAAGCCTTCAAACTTACTGCCGGATTCCTCCGTAGCCTTGCCGCCCTCCTTGATGGCCTTCTCATTTTCGTCCAGCTCCCGATTCATGTCGTTGAGGGCGGCTTCGGCATTGTTGAGCTGGATCTGCCAGTTCTGGGTGCGGCGGTCGTTCTCTCCAAAGGAGGTGGCGGCATTCTGCAGAGCCTTGCGAAGGGTGTCGATTTTTGTAGTCTGCTCATCGATCTCTTTTCGCAGCACCTTATTCCGTGCGGCGAGAGCCTCCACGGATTTATCGTTTTTATCGAACTGAGAGGTGGCGAGTTTCATTTCGGAGCCGAGCACCTTGAAGGACTGGTTGATGTCCGCCAGCGCTTTTTTGAACTCTTTTTCACCCTCAAGACCGATCTTCAGTCCGAAACTGTCTGCCATATACCGTCACCTCCTTGTGGATGGCATGAAAAAAGCACCCTCTCACCGAGAAGTTGGGACGAAACCGTCCGAAGTTTTCGATGAAAGCGTGCCTGATGGTATGAAAAAGGAGTGCCCCCGAAAGGTCACTCCTCGTAGATATATGAGTTATTTTGTCAGAACAATTCTACCCGGCCAAGCAGTAGGTCGATCAGATTGCAGTGGAAGATGCCGTTGTCGTCATAAAAATTGTGCGGCACATCCATGCGAACGATAATCTTTTTGAAGAAATCCTTGGTAAGCATCAGCGATGCCAGCTCGGAGAATTCCTTTTTATCGGTATCCATGCGGAAAGCGGACTGAATATAGATTTTTTTATCTGCATCGTTTACCACAAAGTCGATCTCTTTCTGAACCTTGCTGTCGCCTGCGCGGTCGCAAACCACACCGACATCAACAGAGTACCCGCGCCGCAGAAGTTCGTTGTAGATCATGTTTTCCATGATATGACCGGGATCGTACTGGCGGTAATTCAGCCGTGCGTTCCGAAGCCCGATATCCGTATAGTAGTATTTGTTCGGATACTTGAAATAGGTCTTTCCTTTGACATCGTATCGCTTTGCCATTGAAATGAGGAAAGAGTCGATAATATACTGCACATAGTTTGAAACCATCGCAGGATTGATTTTTTCGTTCTTCATGGACGCGATGGCATTTGCGATATTGGTCGGATTCGTCAGCGAACTGATCTGCGAAGCAAGGAAGTCCAGAATATCATTCAGAACATCCTCGCGCTCGATGCCGTTTCGCTCCACAATATCCTTGACATACAATTCGCTGTAGAGGGAGGTCAGATAATCCTTCTTATCTTTGTCATCCTCCAGTGCTAAAAGTCTAGGCATACCGCCATAGAGCATATAGGTATCCAGCGCTTTTCGCTCGTCGCCGCCCACGGCAGAATAAAACTCCGCAAATGACAAAGGGAACACATGGATCTGTGTAGCACGACCGCGAAACTCTGTTGCGATATCTTTCGACAGCCCTTTGGAGTTACTGCCGGTGACATAAACATCAAGGTTTTTATATGCCTTGAGTTCGTTCAGCATATCGTAGATGGTAACCTCGATGCCGCCGTTTTCCTTGTCCACTACTTTCGTGGTGAACTGCACCTCATCAATGAATAGATAGAATTTTTCATCCTTCCTGTCCCGGACGGTGCTTTCTACATATTCGCACAGAGTGATCGGATTTCTGAACTTATAGTACCGCCGCTGATCCAGCTCGATTTTCAAAATATGATCTTCCGAAACGTTCTGCGAAAGAAGATACTCGAAAAACAGATCGAAAAGCAGTACGGACTTGCCGCATCTGCGTATGCCTGTGATGACCTTTATCTCGCCGTTCCACATACTGTGGATCAGTCGGTTCATATAGGAATCTCGTTTAACCATGCATTTCACCTCGTACTTAGGACGAAACCGTCCGAACTTCTATGTGTAGTATACCACGATTTTTGAAAAATATCAAGGCTATACGAAAAAGTTCACAAAGAAGTTGCGACGGAAACGGACTAAGTTCGAGGTAAAGCTGTCCGATATGGGTCAAATGCCGTCCGGGATAATATCGTCAATGTAGTGTTCGTGAGCGGGAACAGCCTGCCCGTTATACTGCTTGTGGCACTCCCATAAGTCCAGCAGCAGACCGAACGGCATCAACCACACCTCATCCTGGCTGAGATGAAGGTGGGCAAGGCCGTAATAGAGAAGCCGGGTAAACAGCTCCGCATCGGAGACCGTTACCCGACTTGCGCGTTTTTTGCGTCTTTCTCACTTTCCACATTCCGCTTGGTACCCTTGTAGAGTGCTTCCGTAATGGCGGTTTTGTATCCGGCGAGATCAAGCGGCGTGGTCAGAAGCTCCACCACATCCTCGGTGAGCGGCTCCTTGGGGTGCTCCTTATCCTTGAGGTTGTGAATGAGGATGCTCTGATTTGCCAGAAGTGTGATAAGCCACACGATCTCTCCGATAGCCATTTCAAAGTTCTCGGATTTCATCAGCTTCTCACCGAGGTTTTCCAGACCGCCGTAGCGACCGGCGATCTCCTTAGTAGCCTTGGTCGTGAGGAGCAGCGTGTACTCCTCATCACCGATGTTGATGACTGCGGTTCTCTCATTATCCATTAGTTAGATCCTCCTCCACTGACTGCCGTATAGGTCGGCTCGTATACTTCCTTATACCAGCTCGTAATGGTTGCAGCGGGCGTATCACCCTCCAGTGCCTCTGCCTTCCACGGGTGCTTGCCGCCTGCGTCTGCCTTGTTGCGGCGCAGAATGGTGCCTTCAATGGTCGGCGTGGAGAAGGTAATGCTGTCGCCCTTGGTGGCAAGGTTCGTTGCTGGAATACCGAATTTCACACGGTACAGCCAGTAATACTTGTACTTGCCGTTGGACTTCTTGGCGCGGAAGCCCACCGCCACAGGGTCGCCGCCGTCCTCGGATGCGGAAATCAGCACCTTATTCTTGTCGATGGTTGCACCCGTGAGGTCGGATGCCGCCGTAGAGCCGATATCGTCAATGCCGAGGGAGAGTGTGCCGGATTTGAATTCCTTTACGATCTCCGAAGCGCCGTCGTCGGCATAGAGCGTTGCCTCCGCCAGTTCCACCGAAAGGTCAGCGGAGATGGCTTTCGCAAGCTGCTCCGGCGTACCGTAGTTTTCCTCACCGGCGTCATTCTCGGTGATTTTTGCGTAATACAGTCTGTCAAGACCGATGGTCGCCATAACTTATTCCTCCAATTCGTAGATTTGCGCCACATCAATGGCGTAGTGATGATAGCCGGTCTCGGTTTCAAAGCCGATGTACCGGCGGTCGGTAATATAGAAATCCGCACCCAGCAGGGCACGGACAAGGTCGTTTTTCAGTTTGGTGTAACTGCCCTTTGTGAAGAGGGACAGCCGTGCCTCCTGTGTTTCGCTGCCTGGGGCGTTGTTGGCGTGAAGCTCGAAGTTGTCCGACAGCGGCGTGATGATCAGATAGGTGTCCGGTGCTTTGCCGGAGAACACACCCGTTTCAACGGGAACCCCACAACTTTTTGCGGTGGTTTGCAAATCGGATAGTAAGCTCACAGCTTTTCCACCTCCTCATCCAATGCCTTGGTCATGGCATCGATGCATTCCTGCCGGGATGCGGTTTTCGCAGGTTTCAGAAACGGCTTTGCAGGCTGACCGTGCTTGCCGTATTCGAGAATGTTGGCCAGCTTGGCGTTGCTGCCGCCGTCCGAGCGAGGTTCGGCGAAACCGACCTTGATGTCGTGGTTTCCGTCCCGGTTCAGCTTGGAGGGAGAAAGACCGAGCGCACCTGCCAGTTCACCCGTGGCGCGGGATTTGAATTTTGTCCCTCTGCCAATAACGAAGGAAAGTTTGCTCTTGACTCTCTTCAGCACGACCTCACCACCGGCCTGCAGGACGGTATCCGCCACGCTGTCAAAGTTGCTGCCGAGCTTGGAAATCTTCAGAAGGAAATCCTCCGGCATTTTCATGTCGCACTTAGCCAATGGTCGGCACCTCCTTCTTCGCCAGCACCTCAATGTACATCCCACGCCCCTTTACATTCTCCACGGACACAATATCGTAGCGACAATCATCGCAGATGAGAAACTGGTCGGTAGTAACCGTCAGCCCAGGAATACGCCGAAAGCGGAAGAGGTCGGTCGCTTCACTGAATGCAGCGAGGTTCGCCCAACGCTGACTGCCATGCCGACCTTCCCGGTATACGCGGACGGAAGCGAGGACTTCATCCTCGGAATAGGTGAAGCCCTCGCTGTCCTTGACTTGATGGGTTTCTACGATGTCGGCAAAGCCGTTCATTTTCCCGAAGCTCATGCTCACACCTTCCAATCCCGGTCAAGCCGCAACAACAGATTTACCGTGTTCCACACCTGCTGTGCCGCTCCGGTGTTATCCGCAAAGAAGCCGCCCGTGCTGCCGTCCCGGCTTTCATAGAAGTGGGACGACAGCATGATGACGGCTTGCTCCGTGGTAGGCGGCATGGGGTTCTCTTTGTAATAGCCCTCCGGGATGTGCTGGTAGCTTTCGGCGTAAGAAACAGCGGCGGTGCTGTAGCTTTTCAGCAAGGCATCATCCGCCGTGTGCTCCAGTATGAGGTTGGCTTTCACTTTGGAAAGAAGCTCATCCATCACCGCCGCCTCCCTTCATCAGGCAGATGCCATCTTGAGCAGCTTGACCGCTTCGGGCAGCACCAGCTTGCCGTCCACACGCTCCTTGGCAACAAAGCCGACCTGACCGTTGGTAGAATACAGCTCGTTCAGACGCTGAACGGTTCTGCCGGTGCGGTCAGCGATCCAATAGTTCTGGAAATCGCCGAAGGCAATGGAGAGCGCACCTGCCGCCAGCGTGGGAGCATACGGGCTGGTGTAAATCTCGTAACCGAGCAGTCTGTCCGGCTGACCCGCCTGCAGGGAGGGCTGCCACAGATACTGACCGTTGGAATCCTTCAGCTTACGAAGTGCGGAAACAGTAGCATCGTTCATCAGGAACTTGGCATTCTTGCGGTAAGGTGCTTTCAGCGCATAGATTAGGGAAATCACCTCATCGGTGGTAACAGTGGTCGCACTGGCTGCGGTAACACCGACCGTGCCGCCGTTTGCAGTGAACAGGCCGGTGGGCTGACCCGTACCGGTGCCGACGCAGAATGCCTGTTCCTCGGCAGCACCGAAGGCGTAGGCAAACTCACGGGCGATGTACTCTTCCAGATCGAAGGCACTGTCGTCCAGAAGCTCAATGCTTACCTTCACAAGGTCGGTCAGCTTGTAGGCATCAATGGTCTTCTGTGCGAAGGTGGGATTGCTCTCGGTGTAGGCAGCATTTTCAGCAGTCCACGCAGCGGTGGAATGGGTCGCTGCAACGGGGATCTTACGCTCGTTATCGGTAGTGATGACCTTGCACAGACGGCGCATCACATTTTCCTCCTTGAGCGTGTCCACGATGAACTTCTCAAACTCCGTGGGGACGAGATAGCCGCCGTTGGCGTCCACGCCCTCGGAGAGCACATTGTGGAGCATACGTTTGCCGCGCAGATGCAGACCGAAATCCTCGCGGTAGGCGTTAGACGCTCTGCCGGTCTTGGCTTCGCCGGTCGCTTTCTGGGGCTGCTCGGTGATAGGAGAGGATACGGGTTTGGCAAGCTCTGCGGCAATAGCGTCGCGGCGTTCCATACGTCTGACCTCATTGGTAAGATCGTTCAGCTCCTTCTCCATATTGGCGTAAACGGCATCGTCCTCGGCAGACAGAACGCCTTTTCGGTCGCGGTGGGTGTCGAGGAAGCCCTCCATCGTAGCCCACAGCTTGGCGCGCTTTTCGCGCAGTTCAACGATAGTCATATTGAAATACCTCCATATTAAATGTAGTTTTTGATGGTGTTCAGCTTGGCTCTGAGTTCATCTACAGAGCGTCCCGTGTGTTCTGGCACGGTAGGTTTGGGGTCAATGGCGCACTTTGCGGCAACTTTCTCCATGAGAGAATTCACCACATTCGCCTTGGAATACAGCATGGAAACTGTGGGTGCTACCATATCCTCGGTCTCATCGGCACGGCTCATGATCCCGTCCGCAAAGCCGAGTTCTACAGCCTTGTTTGCGTCCATCCAAGTTTCGGCATCCATGAGGTGCGAGAGCTTGGCACGGGAAAGCCCCGTCTTGATCTCATAGGCGTTGATGATGGAATCCTTAACGCTTGAGAGCATCTCGATGGCTTTCTGCATTTCCTCCGAATTGCCGAATGCCGCCGTCATGGGGTTGTGGATCATGAGCATGGACACGGGAGATACCAGCACCTTCGTGCCTGCCATAGCGATGACGGACGCTGCGGATGCGGCAATACCGTCAATCTTGACCGTCACATCACCCTTGTAGTCCATGAGCATATTGTAGATTTGAGCCGCCGCCACGCAGTCACCACCGGGACTGTTGATCCACACGGTGATGTTTCCGCTGCCGGACATGAGCTCGTCCTTGAAAAGCTGCGGCGTGACATCATCGTCAAACCAGCTTTCCTCGGCGATGGTTCCGTTCAGGAACAGCGTCCGTTCCACTGTCTCCGTCTGGTTCTTCCAATTCCAGAATTTCTTCATCGGTTTTTTCCTCCTTTCCGTCATCGGTAGGTGTATTTGCAAAAGCACCCGCATTTTTCAGCGGGAGCATATTGCCGTTAATGAGGTACAAATCGCCGCCGTCCTTTGCCGGGATACGGTCGAGGTTTTCCAGCTCCCGGATGTCGTTTGCGGACATCCAGCCGTTCTGGCGGCCGATGGCGTACCCGTTCATGCGGCTTTGGTAATCGCCGCGAAGCAAGCCTTCCAGATTGAACTTCACGAAATACACGGCTTTTTCGTCCCGCGAAAGGAGTGACCGCTGAATGGACTGCTCCCAGCGGATGACCCAGGGGTCAAGGGTGTACTTCACGAACTCCAAGGACTGCTGCTCAATATTAGAAAAGCTCGACTTTTCCAGGTCGCCGACCATGTGGGGCGGGACTCGGAAAATTCGAGCGATTTCATTGATTTGGAATTTGCGTGTTTCAAGAAACTGCGCCTGCTCCGGCGAGATACCGATGGGCGTGTACTTCATGCCTTCTTCCAATACGGCAATTTTGTTTGCATTGCCGCTGCCGCCGAAGGTGGACTGCCAGCTCTCCCGCACACGCTGCGGATCTTTGATCGTGCCGGGGTGTTCCAGCACACCGCCCGGAGCGGCACCATTGGCGAAGAACTTCGCGCCGTACTCCTCGCAGGCGATCGCCATGCCGATGGCGTTCTTCGCCATAGCGATGGGACTGTAACCGACCAGACCGTCAAAACCCAAGCCGGGAATGTGCAGCACATCCGATGGCTGCAGCGTTACGGCGAACTCCTTGTTTTTGATGGCTTCATCTGAGCCACGATAATAGGTGTAATACAAATGCCCACTTTCATCTCTGTCCACCGACATCTTGTTGGGCATAAGCGGATACAGAGCTACGATCTCGTTCTTTCCGTTGCGGATGATTTGTGCATAGGCATTGCCCCACAGGAGCAGGTGCGTCATGAGGGTTTCTCGGAATACGAAGGAACTCATTTCCGGGTTCGGCTCATCGTGAAGTAGGTGGTAGAGCGGATGGTCGAGTGCCATTGCCTTGCCGCCGCTGTCCGTGTATTTGTAGAGATGCAGCGGCAGTCCCGCCACTGCCTCCGACAGGATGCGGACACAGGAGTACACCGCCGTCATCTGCATGGCGCTCCGCTCGGTGACGGTCTTGCCGGAGGTAGAGCCGCCGAAGTAGAAGCTGTAGGCGCTGCCGCTGGTGCGGTTTTGAGATTTCTTTAAAATATATAAAGCAGAAAATAGAGACATGCTGGAAAATCTCCTTGAAGAAACGGGAAATATGTGGTATTATTATTTTAGATTGGGATGTACTAAGGAGGGTGGCTATAAATGGCAATTTCCACTTGTAAAATTTTTGTTTCTTCAACCTATGAAGATATGATTCCTTATAGGGAAACTGCATCAGATGCTATTGCAAGTCTTGAGCATTTGCCGATTGGTATGGAACATTTTGCTTCTTCGCCGGAAAAATCGTTAGATGTGTGCTTATCAGATGTGCGGCGCTGTAATATCTATGTTCTACTAGTTGGTATGCGCTATGGCAGTATTGATACGGATACCGGTAAATCCTATACCGAACTTGAGTATGAAGAGGCTTTGCGCTATAATATCCCAGTTCTCGCTTTTATTATTGATGAAAATGAGTGCCCTGTCTTGCCAAAGTTTTTTGACTATGGAGAAAAAGCTGAGAAATTAAAAACGTTTAAGAAACGACTCTATGATTCTCATATGGCTTCTCGTTTTAAATCATCGGATGATTTGAGACAACTTATAATTCGAGCAGTTGAAGCACAGGTTCAAAAGATGAATGAAGATGTGCAAAAGGAAAATCCTGCTCATAGTACATCTGATGAGTATATCGCAGGCGCTCTAACATATAGAAAATTTATAGTGCTTCCTGAGCGATATAAGGATACTGAAGTACCATTGCGCATCAGAATCGATGGGAATTATGGCTCATGGAAGCAGAGGGATGTTTTATTTGAAGCCTATGGTTTACCTCCCGGAGATGCGTTAAGAATAAATGACATTACTGTATTGGGAGTTAACCTAAATGACATTGATGCAGATGGTGGTATCTTGGATTTGTATGCTGAAGGAAAAGCAGCAGATTGGCTTTTAGATAAAGAGGTTACTACAGGTTCCATTCTTGAAGGAAAGTTCCGTTTAATGTATGAGTTAGTTGAAGATATTACCCCTCGAGGCGATGCAAAAATTGCGGCTATATTGTTGGTAGAAGGAACTGCTGTAACAAATAAAAAGAAACGCAGTAGATAAATCAAATGATGAAAGGAGTATGTGCTACCACATATTCTTTTCAGATGAACAAAATCCCCCGGCTGTCGTAGACCGACTCACTGGTGTCGTTGCCGCAACGGATGGCTCTGTCCAAGGCCATCACCGTGGCAACGGCACCATCTATTTTCTCTGTGGATTTTTCCTTGTCCGGCTTGATGTTTCCGGCAGGGTCGGTGCGGATGAAGATGTTGTCCATCATCCAGCGGAGAACGGGGTGTCCACCGTGGGCAATTTTCTGCTCCAGCACCAGTTTCATCAGCTCCTTTGTGGGCGGGGACATATCCTTGAAGCCCTGTCCAAAAGGAACGACCGTGAAACCCATACCCTCAAGGTTCTGCACCATCTGCACAGCGCCCCAACGGTCAAAGGCAATTTCACGGATATTGAACCGTTCGCCCAGCTGCTCGATGAATTTTTCGATATAGCCGTAATGGACCACGTTGCCTTCGGTAGTTTGCAGGAAACCTTGGCGTTCCCACACATCGTAAGGGACGTGATCCCGGTTGACCCTCTGGCCCATGTTTTCTTCTGGTATCCAGAAGTACGGCAGGATCACAAACTTGTCGTCTTCGTCCAGCGGAGGAAAGACCAACACGAAGGCGGTAATATCTGTGGTGGACGAGAGGTCCAAACCACCGTAGCAGACCCGGCCTTCGAGGTCGTCTTCGTTTGTAGCAAAAGCGCAGCGGTTCCATTTTTCCATCGGCATCCAGCGCACAGCCTGTTTGACCCACTGGTTGAGCCTTAGTTGCCGGAAGGTGTTCTCCTCGGCAGGGTTCTGCTTTGCGGACTCACAAGCGGCCTTTACCTTGTCGACGCCTACCGTGATGCCGAGCGAGGGATTCGCTTTCTTCCAGACCTTCGGGTCCGTCCAGTCATCGTTCTCATCGGCACCGTAGATGACCGGGTAAAAAGTCGGGTCAATCTTGCGGCCCTCGATGATGTCCTTCGCTTTCTGGTGCGTTTCATAGCAGATGGATTTGGTGTCCGTCCCGGCTGTGGTAATAAGGAAGTAAAGCGGCTGCATACGAGCATCGCCGGAGCCCTTGGTCATAACATCAAAGAGCTTCCGGTTGGGCTGGGTGTGCAACTCGTCGAACACCACGCCATGGATGTTGAATCCGTGCTTCGAGTAGGCCTCTGCAGAAAGCACCTGATAAAAGCTGTTTGTCGGCAGGTACACGATCCGCTTTGTGGCCGTCAGGATTTTGACCCTGCGGTTGAGGGCCGGACACATCCGGACCATGTCGGCTGCGACCTCAAAAACAATCGATGCTTGCTGTCTGTCCGCAGCGCAGCCGTAGACCTCCGCACGTTCCTCACCGTCGCCGCATGTGAGCAGAAGTGCGACCGCAGCCGCAAGCTCCGATTTACCCATCTTCTTGGGTATCTCAATGTAGGCGGTGTTGAACTGCCGATATCCGTTGGGCTTGATGATTCCGAAGATATCCCGGATAATTTGCTCCTGCCAGTCGATTAGCGTGAAGTGATATGCTCCCCTTATGAGAGACAGTGAAAAAGAAAAACACTGTCATCATAGGGGGAGCATTGTTATGCCACAAAAGCAAAAGATATCAGCGGAAAAAAAGGTCAAGTTGGTTTTGGATTGTTTGGAAAATAAAATCAGCGTACAAGAAGCAGCTCGGAGTGCAGGCGTAGATTTTGCGACAGTAAAAATGTGGATTAGTGTATATGAAAACGAGGGCGATGAAGGGTTCAAGCATCAAGGGCAAAAAGTATATACGATAGAGACAAAAACTTCAGCGGTCATCGACTATCTGCATGGTGAAGGCAGTTTACAGGAAATCTGCAAAAAATACGGAATTCGGGACAGACGGATTCTCCGAAATTGGATTAAGGTGTATAATGTTCATGGAAATTTTGACTCTGTAAAACACGCAGGAGGCGGGAGTTACATGAACCAGGGCCGGGACACGACAAAAGAAGAACGCTTAGCAATCGTCAAGGATTGCCTGGCATCGGGAAAAAATTACGGTGAGATGGCGCAAAAGCATCAGGTGAGCTACCAGCAGGTACGGACATGGACGCTGAAATATGAAGAACTGGGCGCGGCCGGACTTGAAGACCGGCGTGGAAAGCGGAAGAGGGATCAAAGGCCACGCACGGAGCTGGAAGCAGCACAGATTGAGATCGAGCGTCTGAAGCATCAACTGTACCTGGCAGAGATGGAGCGTGATCTGCTAAAAAAATTGGACGAGATCGAGAGGAAGGATGCCTTTCGCAAGTGAGACAGTCTCGTCCATACCGGGCTGTTTGGGAATGCCATGCAGAGAAAAACTACCCGGTTGAGGCAGCCTGTAAACTGCTGCACATTTCCCGGGCTGCCTACCTTCGTTGGGCATCGGGGAAGCAAAGTGCCAGGACTATGCAGAACCTAAAGATTGCAGAGAAAGTCGAGCAGATCCACACGGAAAGCCCAGACAAGGGATACCGCCGTATCAACGACGATCTCCGGCATGACCACCACATTCATGTGAACGACAAGCGCATTCTCCGGATTTGCCGTGCAAAGAGTATCAAGTCCACCATCAAGTACAGCAACCACGGCTGCACCAGACAGGCAAAGAATCCTCAGTTTGTGGCTGAGAATCTGCTTGATCGAGACTTTCATGCGGACAAGCCGAATGAGAAGTGGCTTACCGACGTAACAGAATTCAAGTGGTATGAAGGCATTGAGGTTCACAAGGTCTATCTCAGCGCAATTCTGGACCTCTACGACCGCCGCATTGTGGCCTACGTGGTCGGCGAAAGAAATGACAATCCGCTGGTTTTCAAGACCTTTGACCGTGCGGTGAAGGCAAACCCCGATGCACATCCTTTATTTCATAGTGATAGAGGATTTCAGTATACCAATCGGACCTTTCACCACAAACTGGAGAAAGCCGGCATGACTCAGAGCATGTCCCGTGTGGCCAAGTGTATTGACAACGGACCGATGGAGGGCTTCTGGGGAATTCTGAAGCGAGAACGCTATTACGGCAGGCGCTTTACCGGCAAAAAGGAACTGGTCGATATGATTGAGGATTATATCCGTTATTATAACAACAGACGTGTGCAGCGGGGCCTTGGTATCCTCACGCCGATGGAGAAACACAATCTGCACTCAGCGGCTTAAAAACCGCAAATTTCGAAAGGATGCCAAGGCATCCTTCCGGAATTTGCGGTTCCCACAGCGCCGCAGCGCTGTGAATTTTCTTTGAATTATTTCACTGTCTACTTGACGGGGAGCAGTTCATTCTTTTCCGAGGGGCACTTTTTATTGAAGTTACGATTTCAGCGGTGCGCCGCACAATGATTCATGTTTAATTATGCTGCGTGAATATCAAACCGACGCAGTTTACTTTGTCAGAATTTTTGTTATGCAGTCGGTAAATTCAACAGGGTTATCTATCTTGAGTCCCGCTGCAAGCAAAGCCTGGTTGTAAACAAGCTTCGAGTAAACCGCAAGGTCTTCCCCGCCTGCCTGCATCGCACGTTTAAGGGCGTCGAAAACAGGATGATCGGGATTGAGCTCGAGAATACGCTCCGCTTTTGTTTCGCCGCCGAGAGGCATTGCGCTGAGAACCTTCTCCATTTCAAGTGAGAGCGGACCTTCGCTTGTCAAGCCCGCCGGTGCATCAGCAAGCCTTGCGGAAAGACGCACTTCCTTCACACTGTCGCCCAAAGCCGCCTTGATTGCATCAAGCAGGTCCTTATTCTCCTCCTGCTTCTCTTCCATTGCCTTTTTCTCATCCTCGGTTGCGGCATGAATGTCGTTATCGGTAATTGACTTGAAGGGTTTGCCGTCATAACCGTTCATCATTTTGACCATGAATTCATCAACATTCTCCGTCATGAGCAAAACATCAAAGCCCTTATCGATCAGATATTTGTACTGCGGGAGCGTCCGTATAGCCTCAATGCTTTCACCACAGGCATAATAAATTTCGGTTTGATTCTCGCAAAGCGTATCAACATACTCACGGAGCGTTATAAGCTTATCCTGTTTTGCAGAATGATACAGCAGCAAATCTTTCAGGAATTCCGCTTCCATACCGTACGATTCGTATATACCGTACTTAAGTGAAAGTCCGAACGCCTTGAAAAACTTTTCATAATCCTCGCGTTTATCCTTAAGGAGTTTTTCAAGTTCGGATTTGATTTTTTTCTTAAGGCCGTTTGCAATCGCACGAAGCTGACGGTTCTGCTGAAGCATCTCACGAGAAATATTCAAGGAAATATCAGCGGAATCAACAAGTCCTTTCACGAACCCGAAGTATTCCGGAAGAAGTTCCTCGCAGGAATCCATAATCATAACACCGTTGCTGTAAAGCTGCAATCCGTGCTTATAGCTCTTTGAGTACAGATTGTAAGGTGCCTGTGCGGGTACGAACAGGATCGAATTATAGCTGAGGGTACCCTCCGCTTTTGTGTGAATATGGAACAACGGAGCTTCGTAATCATGGAATTTATCCATATAGAAGCTGTTGTAATCCTCATCGGTAAGCTCGCTTTTATTTCTGCGCCAAAGCGGAACCATGCTGTTGAGCGTTTGATCTTCTTCAACGGTTTCATACTCCTGTTCATCATGTTCATGGCCGCAGCTGCATTCGCCTTCGGAATCGTGTTCGCAGGTACATTCGTCATCATGGTCGTGATCGCAGGTGCACTTGCCTTCGGCATCGTGATCGCAGGTGCATTCATGCGTCTTTTCGCGTTGAGTCTCAACAAGCATCCTGATAGGATAGCGAATATAGTCGGAATACTTCCTTACAAGTTCACGAATGGTATATGTTTCAAGATAGCTGTCATACCTTTCGTCGTCAGTATTGTCCTTCAGGTACAGCGTAATAACTGTTCCGTAGGAGTCCTTCTGTGCGGGTTCAACTGTGTAGCCGTCAAGTCCTTCGGACTCCCATTGCCATGCCTCGTCGCTGCCGTATGCCCGACTGAGAACGGTAATCTTTTTGCTGACCATGAACGCCGAATAGAATCCAACACCAAACTGGCCGATAACATCCATATCATCTTTGTCGAGCTCGTTGTCGTTTTTGAATGCAAGCGTGCCGCTCTTGGCAATTGTGCCAAGGTTTGATTCCAACTCTTCCTTTGTCATGCCGATGCCGTTATCGGAAATCGTCAATGTGCGTGCCGTTTTATCTGCGGCGATGCGGATCTCGAGATCTCCGCGCTTGATATCGGAATTGTCAGTAAGAGTTTTGAAATAAAGCTTATCAAGTGCATCGCTTGCATTCGAAATCAACTCGCGAAGAAAAATCTCCTTGTTTGTGTAAACAGAGTTGATCATCAGATCAAGCAGCCGCTTGGATTCCGTTTTAAACTGTTTCTTTGACATTTATATCACCTCGTTAATTATAATCGTTCCTGTTTGGCGAACATATCGAAATTGCTGTATAATCGAATTAAGTTCGTCTGTCAGCACTCGTTCTTCTTGAGTGCTAACACTATTTTATACCTGTTTGCATCTGTTGTCAATAGTTTATCATGAATTTTTTTCGAATTGATAATTGCCGCATCTATTGTCATTGCGATTTGTTCTTGTTCGTTTTCATTGTGCCGCTGCAACGCTGTCTGTCAGTTTTCGAGCAAATCAGGTATATGCAAAAACCCGGGCAACACATTGTGAGCTGCCCGGTATTGTTTTGGGGCAGATACAACAGCCCCTTGTTTTGGGGACTAATCCAACAGCCCCGTTTCCCCCGGCTTCGAGTCCCGTAGACATAACCAAACACAGAGGCACCCGCCGGGTGCCTCTGTGTTTGGTGGGGATGAAGGGACTCGAACCCCCGACCTCTTCGATGTGAGCGAAGCGCGCTAACCAGCTGAGCCACATCCCCAAACAAATGTATTTTACCACTGTTTGCATCCGTTTGCAATGCTTTGATTGTAATACTTAAACAGACGATTTAACCCTAAGGATCCTCCTCAGTGAAATTCACTTATTTTAAATCTGTTTTTTGAATACCGGCGTTTCAAGTGCGTGTCAACGCCGGCAAAAGATTGAGTGGTGTGGTATAATGCGGATATGGTTCAAGAATCGTTGTGTATGTGTCTGGAAAGGAAAGGAAAACGCATGTGTTCATTGCCAAACATCAAAACGGTAAAATTGTTTATGTGGATCCGCAAACCGGAGATCGAGTGAATATTGACAGACGCTTAAACCTTGTTGTAAAAGGTATGACTGAAATTTCAGGAATTGATAATTTAAAGCCAAGTAAATACATAAACGGATGCGTAAGGAGGAGAAAAGATGATAAGCAAAAAAACGACCAAAACAGTTCGAACAGGTCAAGGAAAAAGAATTAACCTGATCGGAAGTTCCGATGTTAAGGAGAAACACTTAGACAGAGAGCCCCCGCCTTCATATTTCGGGCGTTACGATAAAAATCATAAGCCAAACCATAAGGAAGAGCTGGTATTGCGGAGAAAACTAAAGGGTTATTTGCTCAATCCCGCCAAAAGTTAA